CCCTTTCCGGGAAAATGGAAGACATCCAGGGCCGAATATCAAAGGGGGATCATGGATGCGTTCTCAGATCCGAAGATCCAAAAGATCGTCTGCATGATGGGAAGCCAGTTGGGGAAAACGGAGTGCATGAATTCCATCCTGGGTTTTTTCATAACCCACGATCCATGCCCGGTTCTGGTTCTTCAGCCAACCCTGGAAATGGCAAGGGCCTGGAGTCAGGACAGACTGGCCCCAATGATTCAAACGACACCAGCCTTGGCCGAACAAATATCAGATCCAAAGGCGAAGGATGGAGACAATACGATAACCCAGAAACTGTTCAAAAACGGGGCAAGGCTATCAATAGCAGGGTCAAACAGTCCAGCGAATCTGGCCAGCAGACCGATCAGAGTGGTTCTGATGGACGAAGTGGACAGGATGCCCCCGTCAGCCGGGACAGAAGGAAGCCCGATCCAACTGGCAATCAGGAGGACAGCGAACTTCTTCAACCGAAAAATTTTTCTCTGTTCGACTCCTACAGTAAAAGGGGAATCCGTTATAGAAACACAGTTCCAGGAGTCAGACCAAAGGTATTATTTTCTGAAATGCCCGAAATGCGAACATCCCCAGACCCTGATCTGGTCCAGGATCAAGTGGCCCCAATCTGAACCCCAGAATGCTCATTACCATTGTGAAGAATGCGACCATCCTTGGTCTGATGTTGAAAGGAAGAAAGCCATTGGACAGGGGGAATGGATGTCCACAAATCCAGGATCTGGAATTGCCGGATTCCACCTTAATGGCTTGTATAGCCCCTGGACGGATTTATCCGAATTGGTCCAGATGTTTCTGGAGTCAAAGCACCAGGGACCAGAAGCACTCCGAGTTTTTGTAAACACTGTATTGGCAGAAAGCTGGGAAGATGATCAGGGGGAAGCTGTTGAAGGACAAGACTTACTTACAAGAAAAGAGAAATATATTGATCCAGTTCCTTCTGAAGATATTGGGGTTTTATGCGCTAGTGCTGATGTCCAGGCAGATCGCATCGAAGTTTTGGTCAATGGGTATTCAAGGGATGAGATTTGGGTTTTGGGATTCCAAATTTTCTATGGAAATCCTGCATCAGATAACTTGTGGGATCAGGTGGAAGGATACCTTAAAACCCCATGGAGACATCCATCAGGAAAGGATCTAAGAATCCAGGCAAGCTTTATTGATTCAGGTTATGAAACAAATCAGGTTTATAAATTTACTAAGAAGAATTCAGGAATGGGGGTTTATGCGGTCAAGGGGGTTGGTGGATCTAACAGGCCGGAAGTTGGAAGACCTTCAAAATCGAATTCTGCCAGGGTCAATGTTTTTCCCATTGGAACCAACACCATAAAAACCCAAATCATGGCAAGGCTGAAAAACAGGGAACCTGGAACCCCAGGCTATATCCATTTTGGGGATTTTTTAGACAATGAATTTTTCCATCAGTTGACTGCAGAAAAGATGGTCAAGAAATATTCCAAGGGAATTCCTTCATTTGAATTTAAAAGAATCAGGCCCAGGAATGAAGCCCTGGATTTGTTTGTTTACAACATTGGGGCCTTTACTTCACTGAATGCAAACATGGACCTGGTGCAAAAGAATCTTTCCCAGGTCAGGAAATCTGAAAGCAGAAAGCCCAACCCCCGGAAGGGTTGGATTTCTGCGGTTCAAAACCATAGGCAATTTTAAAAAAACTAATGAATGCCTTTTTTAAATATTAAATTATTTCAATACTTTACAAATCCTCGGACCTAGTTGGTTCCAGCTGAACATATATAAGTAAAACTAATGGCTAATCTTTTTGAATCAGCAAATTATCCCACTGTAGAACCAGGGCTTGCTGAATATGACAACCCAATTGTTGCTGGTAATACCATCAATTGGAAAAAAACAACCCTCTATTCAGATTATCCAAATTCAGCTTATGCCATTGCATACCAGGCAACCTTAAATGGAACCCCTGGAACCAATTTTACAGTTACTGGTTCAGTAACATCTGAAGAATGGATTTTCACCATTGCGCATGGAACATCTGGATCTATTACTCCAGGGATTTATCAGTGGAATTTGTATGTGACCAAATCTTCATCCAGTGAAAGGAAAATTCTTGAATCTGGAGTCTGGGAAGTGGTCCCCAACATTTCCACCAATACCAGCATCGATGTTCAAAGCCATGCCAGAAAAGTTCTATCTGCCATTGAAGCAGTGATTGAAGGAAGGGCAAGCCAGGATCAGATGTCTTATTCCATTGCAGGAAGGTCTTTATCCAGAATGCCGATTGATGATTTATTGACTTTTCGGGACCGATACAAGGCTGAATGGAATAAGGAAAAAAGACTTCAACGGGGAAAGGCTGGAAAGGGTAATGACGGGATCATTATTTCATATTTTAAACAAGGATAATCATGGGATGGTTCACTAAAAAAAAGAGAAAGAAACCATCTTTGACAAATGATCATTTAATGGTGATGCAAAGGGCCTTTGATTCAGCAAAGTCAGACAATATTTTCAGTGGTTGGTCAGGAACTTCAAACACTGCAGATGAGGAACTGAAAAACCAGTTGAAGCTGATCAGAAGCAGGGTCAGAAACCTTTGCCAGAATTCTGAATATGCCAGGAAATTTCTGGCCATGTCCAAAATCAATGTGATCGGCCCCAAAGGAATCCATTTTCAGGCAAAGACCAGAAGGGAAGATGGATCACTAGATTCCCAGGATAACAACTATCTGGAAAAGCAGTTTTTTGAATGGGGGATCAATCCTGATTTTGTATCTATCGATGGAAGACAGGACTGGATTGGAATCCAGAATCTGGTCATGGAAACCCTTTCCAGGGATGGAGAATGCTTCATCAGATTGGTCAGGGGTCAGCCTGGAAATCCTTTTGGATTATCTCTCTGGGTTTTAGAAGGAGACTGCATTTCTATTGATTATAACCTGAAAGCAGATCCTGAAACCTTTGTGGTGATGGGAATCGAGCAGAACAAATATGGAAAGCCTTTAGCCTATTATCAAACTTTGAAACCTCCAAATTCTGCAAACTTTGGAGAATATGTAACGACTGGAGAAGTTGAAAAAGTTCCAGCATCAGAAATGATCCATCTGTTTATCCAGGAAAGACCAGGGCAATCAAGGGGGATTCCCTGGTTGAATACTGCAATCAGACCCTTGCAGATGCTTAATAATTTTCAGGAATCAGAACTTTTGGCATCAAGGATTGGATCATCTGCAATGGGCTTTTTTACCAGCCCCGATGGTCAGGGGTATTCAGGAACCGATGAAGAAGCAGATGGAAATTTAATCCAAGAATTCCAGCCTGGAATGTTTCAGCAATTGCCAACCGGGATGAGCTTTGAAGCCTTTGATCCAAAGCATCCGAACACTGCTTATGCTGATTTTGTAAAGCAGATTTTAAGGTCTGTTTCTTCAGGGGCTTTGGTTTCCTACAACGGATTAGCCAATGATCTGGAGTCTGTGAATTATTCATCCATCAGGGCAGGAGCAAAGGAAGAACAAAGCCAATGGCAGTCTCTTCAGCAATTTATGGTTTCCAGGTTCTGTGATCCCATTTATCAGGAATTTTTAAAAATGGGAATCACAACCGGGGCCTTGAATCTTCCAATGTCAAAATTAGAGAAATTCAAGTCTGTCAAATGGCATCCAAGGGGCTGGTCTTATGTGGACCCTGAAAAGGAACTGAAAGCCAAAAAGCTGGCCTTGGAAATGGGAGCAACATCCCTGGCAGAAATCACCGGGGAAATGGGAAAAGAATGGACTGATGTATTAGCACAATTAAAAGCAGAAAAAGAACTGGTATCAGATTTTAAGTTAAACCTGATGCCACCATTGACTGATGAAACCCCAGATTTTGTGGAGGAAATACAAGATGAAACAGAAATCTGAAATTTTAGAAACACAATTATTTTCCAGGTCCTTTGATCTTCAGAGAGATCAAATCTCTGAAGATACCAGGACAGTGGAAATCGCTTTCTCATCTGAAATGCCTGTTGAACGGAATTTCGGATCAGAAGTTCTAGACCACAAGCCAGAGTCTGTTCGTCTTGGCCGATTGAACAACTCTGGGCCTGTTTTGGTCAATCACAACCTAGATGACCAAGTGGGGGTCATTGAATCCGCAAGAATTGATTCTGACAAAGTTGGAAGGGCATCGATTAGATTTGGCAAATCTGATAGAGCGCAAGAAATTTTCCAGGATGTTCAAGATGGTATTCGGACCCAGGTTTCAGTTGGTTATGCAATTCACAAAATGGAAATGGAAAAAGAAAACCCTCCTAAATATCGAGTGGTTGATTTTGAACCCTATGAAGTTTCAATTGT